GTGTTCCATCAGATAATACAGTTTCACTTGCTAAGCTAACAGCAACAGGAACTAAAGATGCTACAACTTTTTTAAGAGGAGATAATACTTTTGCAGAAGCTGGTGGTGGTAATACAATTTCAATAACTCATGTTCAAGATACAACAAATTATTCTCAAACAAATCAAGGAGAAACAGTTTTTGGAAGTGGTTTAACATTTACTCCAGCATCTACTTCATCACAAGTAGTAGCTTTTATAGAAGCTCATGCAGGAGTAGGAAATGATGGCAGCGATAATGATGCAAGATCATTAATTAGATTTTATTCAATTAATTCATCTGGAGATGGAGTTGAAGAACTAGGCAGTTATGCAGAATTTGGTCATATAAATATGCAAGCATCAAGTCATGAAATATATGGTTATTTTACATCTGTAATTAGTAATTGCCAAAGAGATAGTTCAAATAATGTTGTTATAAAACTTACAGCTGTTTCAAATCAAGATCCAGGTACAACAGTTTATCTTTATAATCATAGAGCAGTATTTATGGAGATTGGATAATGAAACATATTATAAAATTTAATAAAGCAATTTTATCTTTACAACCTAATGCTAAATTTTCAGCAAGAAGTATAGATGAAAATAATTCAGAAATAATAGATTGGATTGATGATACAATACCTCAACCAACTGCATCTGAAATAAATGCTAAAATTACTGAATTAGAAAATATTGAAAATAATAAACCAGCTAATAAAGCATCTGGCAAACAAAAACTTTTAGACTTAGGTTTAACTGAAGAAGAAGTAAAAGCATTGATAGGAGTATAACCCTATGGCTTTAAAGTTCGCAGTAAATAATTCATTAAGTGCAATCACTAGCTTACCCTCTGGCATATCTGGTGGTGCATTAAATCTTATCTCTACCCAAACAGCAAGTGCAAGTGCATCTTTAGAATTTAGTTTAGATGATAGCTACGATTCTTATGTGTTTAAGTTTATCAATATGCACCCAGCAACCGATAATGTTAATTTTTCTTTTCAAGCTAGTACAGATGGTGGAAGTTCTTATGGTATTACTATGACAACAACTGCATTTATTTCTTATAATAATGAAAGTGGTAGTCCAAGTGCATTAACTTATAATTCTGGTCAAGATTTAGCACAATCAACCTCTTTTCAAAGTCTTGTAGATAATATTGGTAATGGTGCTGATGAATCTTGCTCTGGTAGTTTAACAATTTACAATCCATCATCAAATACATTTGTAAAACATTTTTTATCAAGAATTAACGAATATAATTATAGTGATTTTAGTAGAGAAGATTATGTTGCTGGATATTTTAATACAACATCAGCAATAGATTCAATTCAGTTTAAGTTTGCTAGTGGCAACATAGATGATGGCATAATCAAAATGTATGGAGTTTCATAATGTTAGTTAAGCACAACAACAATTCAATATCTAGCATAACTTCTGTTAATTTAGAACAAGGTAAGATGACTTTAATATCTTCTCAAACTGCAAGTGGTAGTGCCTCAATAGAATTTACAAGTGGAATAGATAGCACCTATCCAATATATCGTTTTGAGTTTATTAATTTACACCCAGCTAATGATGGAGATGAATTTACTTTAAATTTTAGTACAGATGGTGGCAGTAATTACAATGTTACTAAAACTACAACTTTTTTTATTGCATACAATTCTGAATCAATCGTTAGTAATGGATTAACTTATTTTGATAGTTTTGATGTAGCACAATCAACTGGAGAAGCTGAAATTCTGTATAATTGTGGAAATGGAAATGATGAAAGTGCTAGTGGAGAATTATTTTTTTACAATCCATCATCTACAACTTTTGTAAAACATTTTACTTCAACCATAAATGTTTATAATAGTGGAGATAATTCTGTTCAATGTAATAGTGCTGGGTACGGAAACACTACTAGCAGTATAAATGCAATTCGTTACAAATTTTCATCAGGCAACATAGATTCTGGCACAATAAAACTATATGGAATAAAAGGAGATTAATGAGTTTAATTAAACTAAACGACAGAGCAGTAAAAGATGTAACTCAATTTGGTTCTATAAGTTCATTGGGTAGCTTAACTCATATCTCAACTGCTACTGCTAGTGCATCTGCTAGTATAGAGTTCACATCTGGTATTGATAGTACATATAAGGAATATGTTTTTTATTTTGTAGATATACACCCATCATCTGATGATACTAGATTTACTTTTCAATGTTCAACAGATGGTGGTAGTAATTATAACACAACTTTAACATCAACAGGATTTCAAGCATATCATACAGAGGGTGGCTCATCTAATTTAGAATACTCATCTACATTAGACTCTGCACAAGGAACAGGATTTTTACCTTTAAATGCAAGTATTGGTGGTGCTAGTGATGAAAGTTCAGCTGGATATTTTCATTTATTTAACCCATCTTCAACTACATTTGTAAAACATTTTATGGCAGTTAATAATGCTTATTTAGAAAGTAATGGTTCTGATGTTTTTTATACTGCTGGATATTTTAACACAACAAATTCTATTGATGCTATTCAGTTTAAAATGTCTAGTGGAAACATAGATAGTGGTCAGATATTGCTATTCGGAGTAAATTAATTTATAAGGAGAACATTATGCACAAATTAGTAAATGGAATACAAGTACCTCTAACACCAGAGGAAATCGCACAAAGACAACAAGATGAAATTGCTTGGAACAATGGTGCATTTGATCGTGCTATGACAGATTTAAGACAAAAACGAGATGCACTTTTAAAAGCAAGTGATTGGGAAGTAATCATGGCAAAAGAAAAAGGCACTACATTATCTGCTGGATTTAAAACTTATAGACAAGCATTAAGAGATATTACAGAAAATTTAACAACAGTAGAACAAGTACAAGCAGTAGAATTTCCAACTAAACCATAAGAGGTTTAAATGCAATTATCTAAACATTTTACTTTAGAAGAATTTGAGAAATCACAAACAGCTACAAGAAAAGGTATCAAAAACAAAGCTGGTGCTGGAGAGATTAAAAACTTAGGCGATCTTTGTTATGAAGTATTAGAGCCTGTTAGAGCAAAGTTTGAAAAGCCAATCACAATAACATCTGGTTATCGTAGCCCAGAATTATCAGAAGCTATAGGTTCAAAAGCAACATCACAGCATTGTCTAGGAGAGGCTTGTGATATGGAAGTCTTAGGAGTTTCTAATCTTGAAGTAGCTTTATGGATTCAAAACAATGTAGATTTTGACCAACTAATTTTAGAGTACTACACAGGAGAACAAAATAGTGGTTGGATTCATGTTTCATACAAAGATGGAAGTAATAGAAAACAGGTATTAACATTTGATGGAAAATCATATACAAATGGATTACCTGATGCAAAGTGGTCAGGTGGAAAAATAACTAACTAATAGGAGAATATTATGCCAATGGGAAAAGGAACTTATGGGTCTAAAAGAGGAAGACCAGCTAAAAAGAAATCTAAAATGATGAGTAAAAAGAAGAAGAAGAAGTAATGCCTTTAGTTAAAGGTTATTCAGCTAAATCTATTGCTAAGAATATTAAGCAAGAATTAAAAGCTGGTAAAAAAAGAAAACAAGCTGTTGCTATCGCATTATCAGTAGCAAGAGCAGTTAAGAAGAAAAGAAAAAAAAAGAAATGAAAAAGAAAAAGGTTAAAAAATGAGTTTATTTGATAATACATTTGCACCAATAGGATTATCTATTCAAAGAGGTAATGTTGGTAATTTTAGTGGAGTACATAAATTTGGTTTAAATACTGCTGTAGGAAGTGGAGATTTTGAAACAGTATGGGACGGAAACAATACTTACACTTATCCATCTTCATCTGGTACTGCTACTGCAACTTCTTCAGATACAGCCTCAGATAATACAGGAACAGTTAAAATATTTGGTTTAGATTCTAATTATGATTTAGCAGAAGAAACTTTAACTATTGGTGGAAGTGCTGGAACAGTATCTTTTATCAGAGTGTTTAGAGCAATAATGGTTTCTGCAAATACTGGTAATACAAATGTAGGAACAATCACAATAACAGTATCATCTACAACAGTTGCTCAAATTCGTGCTGGTTATGGCCAAACCTTAATGTGTGTTTATACTATTCCAAGAAAATATAATGCTTACTTAATGCAGATAGATTTAGGTAGTTCTAAAGATTTAGAAAATGAAATTAGATTTATTTCTAAAGAAATAGATAATGGTAATGCTTGGAATACAAAAGCATTTATAACTACAAGAGGTGGATTTGTAGAAAAGAACTATTTAGTGCCTATTAAATTTTCAGAAAAAACAGATTTAGAATTAGTTGCTAAAGCTAGTGCAACATCATCAGTTAGTGCTGGATTTGAATTAATCCTAGAGAAAGTAGATCAAAGCTAATGAGTAAAAGACCTAAAACAACTGGCGAACATATCGTATCGTTGTATGGTCATGTTACAGGATTAAAAAAAGATATTTCAACAATTAAGAATAACCATCTTGCTCATATGCACGAGGACATAGAGAAGATAGATCAAAAGTTAGATAATAAGTTTGATAGCCTAAGTGATAAGATCATATATGGCATTGGTGCAGTAGCTGTTATATTTTTAGCACAGGTGCTTTACTTTTTATCTAAATAATATACAACACATACTTGTATGAGTTATAAATCAATTCTTTGTATTTCAGATTTACATATTCCATACCACCATCCTCAAGCATTTGATTTTTTAAAACAATTAAAGAAAAAAATTAATCCTGATCTAATCGTATGTGGTGGAGATGAATTAGATAAACACGCATTAAGTTTTCACGATAGCGACCCTGACTTACCTAGTGCTGGAGATGAATTAAGACAATCTAAAAAATACATTTGGGAACTTAAAAAGATATTTCCTGAAATGTTAATATTACATTCTAATCACTCATCATTAATTTATAGAAAAGCATTAAAACATGGTATGCCAAGAGCATATTTAAGACACTACAACGAATTTTTAGAAGTAGATAATAAATGGAAATGGGTAGATGATTTAAACCTTAAATTAAGTGATGGTTCAGAATGTTATTTCACTCATGGTATGTCAGCAGATGGCCTTAAATTAGCCATGCAGTATGGAAAGAATGTTTGCCAGTTTCATTTTCATAGTAAGTTTAATATTCAATATTTTAGTAACCCTGATAATTTAGTTTGGTCTTTACAATGTGGTTGCTTAACAAAACAATCGAGTCTTGCCTTTGGTTATTCAAAAAATTTTAGATTGAGATTTGTAATAGGTACAGGTGCTATTATAGATGGTCAGCCTAGACTATTTCCAATGGTTTTAGATAAAAAAGGTAATTGGATAGGGAAAATTGTCTAAGAAAAGCCGTTTAAAGCCCCATACAGCCACACAGAGAGCCATTGATAAGCAAATAGGTGGTAATCACTATAAGGAGTATAAGATACAGCCTATCGAGTTTATAGTTAAAAATAATCTTGATTTTATACAGGGCAATATAATA